GTGCATACTGAATATGTGCCACTACAAAGGGAAATTCCGAATCGAACGCTTCGCGTCCTTTTCATAAAACTTCATAGATTTACTATATTTAGACGCGGAAGCTTTGAAACTTCACCTCAACGATGCGTAAGCACCGTGCAACCGGCACAGGTTGCGTGTTTGTTTGTGTGAGCAGAATTAACTGCGTTATGATGAATCTGGGAGAAGAGCTGAATACCTCAATGGAGGTGGACAGACCCAGAAGTAAGTGGAAAAATCTTCCGCAGTAGCGAAATAAATATCCATACTCGTCTTCGGGTTAATCTTTCCCATGAGGTGGGCTCTAAACCCACCAACATCCTTGGGGTTGGAAGTCCAATCTAATCTGCGGTGCGCAGTGAATCTCTTCCGTGTGTAATAAGGTATTTCCACCTCATTAACTGGATTCATAGAATTGAACGTTACATTCATTCCCATGGCGCCAGAGCCATTGTAAAGACGATGCAATGTGTCACGATTGGCGCGTGATACACTACCCGGAGTTGATATCGAAGTGATACCTCTGGAATAGGGTACAATGCCATTAAGGCGTGTGACATTTGTTACAAGTGTGTTGTTATTTTCCATGTCATCTGTTCTAGCGGCATGTATTTTGTATCTCATACCTCCTCTTATTCCTGCGTAGCACATAGCTACCCAGTGCCATAATGTCATGGCGCAATAGTTATAGGGAACATTAATTGATGTTGTATCTACAGCGTCAGGCACATAACCTGGCCAAAAGGGGTACATGGATTGTTCATATACTAGCCTCGCAAAATTATCTGTAGTTAGCATCGGTACTGTTCGAAAGTACGTATACCGCTTCAGTAATTGGCGGAAAGAAACGATGGATTCACCTGTATAGACCTTGTTGATCATATCATTATTAGTGGTTCCCAGGCCCAAAAGTTCCGATTGCTCATGGATTGGAGCACTCGGCTCTTCTGTATCCTCAGTATGAGGCTCGGTACCACCTTGTGGTACTAGAGTTTCGGATTGTAAACCTGGTTTCAACTTCGTGAAATAATCATCAGGGACGAAGACTTCAAAATCATCACCCATACTCACATAGACGTTGACAGTAATGTCACTATTTATAGCAGAGTTAGGGATAGACAATTTATTCACCACGTAGACTCCTATAACACCATTACCGGCTTCCTTAGAAGTATACGGAGTGGTACTATAAAGTTGCGTGAATGAATCTTCACCGGGCTTATGATGGTTAATGAGGGTTGTGGTCTGACCTACACCCACCTCGATAGTAAAATCTCGGGTTTCCGAAATATCTATCACGTTGGTATAGTTCGTATTGTACTCATTTGTAGCCAAGAACTTAGGATCATAAGCAATCTTAAGTCTTCCCCTATGAAAGGCGGACGCAACGATTTGAAATCGGAATTTCATGGTCCCAGTCCAATACCTAAAAGGTAATGCTGCGATACAAGATGGAGTTAAGTGATACTCTATAGGTTCAGTTCCAGTTTCTCCAAATTGACAAGGGTCAACGCGAGCATTCCATAGGAATGATTCGGGTGTCTTATCTACACCCCAAGTAAATTGGGTGAGATAAGCTTCCCGAGCAGCTATGCTTTTAATCGACATCTGATCAACACCGTCAAGCCCGGTAATCCGGGGATCTATAGACAATTCTTGTTTATTATCTACTGATAACTTGGCCGATGTATCATAAACATTGGTAAGAGCTAATGAACCCATAGGGCGGTTCACATAGTTGCGAGGTGTTGGGTCAACGGTAGGGCGTGAATAACCAAGTGCTTTGGCAACTCCAGCGACTGTATTAGCAGTCATCTGAGTGGCCATTGCGAATGGGGCAATTGATGGAATACTCGATAGATGTCCAGCCGCCTTAGCAATAGCTGTGGCAGGTCCGGAAATCTTTCCTTGAGCTTCATCAACTTCATCTCCTCCTTGTGGGGTGAGATTACCTCCTGGTTCCACACTGGTTAGAACGGATAGTTCAACGTCCTCTGCCCAAGCAAATACCGAAATGGTAACTTGATCAGTGGCTCCGTTGGCGTGTTGGAGATTATTCAATGAGCGTAATATAATTAAG